TACCATGGAATAAAATAAGATACATATTTTGAAAAAAGGATACCACGATTACGAGCCATTAGAAGGCAAACCAGCGTTTGTTTCTAAAGGTAGACTCCCTGAATATAATAGAGAGAGAAGAGATGAAAAATTAAGAAAAAAAGCAGAAGCAAAAAAATCTAAATTTGTGACTGATGATGTATTTACACTACAGTTTGGGTTTTCATACCCTAAAACACCTGTTAAACCATCTACAATAAATAGTGTGCCATACCCTAAGAATAATGGGAGCAATGGCAAAATGAGCAGAAGGCATGGGTGATTAAGAGTTAAACCCTAATAATGACAGTTACTCTTTGTAAGACTTCAGAACAAAACCTGTCAGCCTATATATTGTGAGCAAGCTACGTGAACGCTGCATACTTTTGCTGTAATTGAGGGGGAGGGGGTTATAAACTTGGTCGTCTATGCGGTCTTCCCCTAATTACTTTATTTTAGATTATATATTATGAATACAGAAATGTGGATACCAATTTTAGTGGTAGTAGCAATTTTAACTTATGTGTTTTATTGCGCACTAAAATCACCATTTAATCCAGAAGCTTATGAAAAAAAACAAAGGAGTTTTATCAAAGATTCTATGCGAAAGCCAAAAAAGAGGAAAAAACCTCAAAGTCGTGCAAAGGCTACTACAGTGGAAGCACCGCATAAAGGTAAGTCTAAACGTGCTAAGAAAAAGAATAAAGCATGAGTAAATTACCTAAGAAGAAAGTAAAAGCGAGTAGAAAATCACCAAAGAACATGATTATTTATGGTGCCCCTAAGATAGGTAAGACTACAGTGTTATCACAATTAGATGATTGTCTTATTATAGACTTAGAACAAGGCTCTGACATGTTAGATGCATTAAAAGTACAAGTAAATAGTCTAAAAGAACTAGGGGAGATAGGTAAAGAAATATACCAAGAAGGTAAACCTTACAAGTATGTAGCTATCGATACTATCTCTAAGTTAGAAGAATGGTGTGAAGAAGAAGGTAAACAGATTTACCTAAAAACTCCAATGGGTAAGAACTTTGAACAAAAGAACCCAGGTATGTCTATCTTGTCATTACCTAACGGTGCAGGTTATCTGTATCTTAGGATGGCGTACAAAAAATGGATTGACAGACTGAATACGCTTGCCGATCATGTGATCCTTGTTGGTCACTTGAAAGACAAAATGCTTGAAAAGAAAGGTAAGGAAGTGGCTGTTAAAGACCTCGACCTTACAGGTAAGATCAAGCAAATTACATGCGCAAACGCTGACGCAGTAGGCTATATTTATAGAGATGATGAACAAACTATGGTTAGTTTTGATTCACTAGGAGATGTAGTAGCCGGCAGTCGATGCGATCATCTAAAGGGTAAGACCATGCCCATGGAATGGTCAAAGATTTTTATAGATTAAATTTTAAAACAGTGATTGAAACAAACCACACAAATCAGACGAGCGTTGAGTCACAGCCGACTCCGCAAAACATTACTACATCTATGATCATAGACGATCTAGAGAATGGGATTGACCGCAAAGGAATCCAAACTAAATATAGCTTAGAAACCTGGGAAGTTACTGAAATGTTTAAGCATCCAGTACTTAAAGGTAAGAAGGTTAAGAAAAAGCGTAAGCTATCTTTTAATTTCATCGATGACACTGAGTCTGTAGATCCTAATCAGACTACAGTAGAAGGAGTTATCAAAGAAGTTATGGGTGATCAAGTAGACTTAAGAACTAAGGATGCTATTGAAGACCCAGAGGTGTATACCGATGAACAAAAAGAGCAAATGAATGGACAAGCTTGGGAAGAAGAAATCCAAGGTCGTACAGAAATGGATGCTCAAGATCAATTAAATGAATTTAATAACGAAGAAGACGAATTTTAATTATGGCAATTAAATCAAACGCAAGTACAGAAGAAGTAGTAGGTTCAGGGATGAAACTCTACTCAGGATTAACTAATGTAAACGTTATAGCAGTTAACCCTACAATGGCTGAATTACATGCCCTTGACATTAAAGTTAAGAGTGAGCCAAACTATCAAGTATCATTCAGTGATCAAGAATACAACAAAGTAGTGTTCTGGTTGGGTAATGAGGATACTAAAGTTAAACTAGAGGTATTAGTACAACCAAAAGCTCGTGTATCTCAAAATGGTAAGAACCAGTACATAAATGCTATTGGTCAAACTACATGGTCAGAAGGTAAGCCTTCATTTGACTGGTGGAAAGCTACTGGTGAGAGACACGCTTTTGTTGGCGAAGAAACTCTTATTAACTTTGTTAAAGCATGGGCTAACGTAGCTAACGGCGATGACGTAAGCTTTGAGACAGGTAAGAAAATCTCTAACGGCGACGTATCAGAGATTAGAGCGCTTGTTGGTGTGTTGAAAGACAATCAAGTACGTGTATTAGTAGGTGTTAAAGATGACAAGTATCAAACTGTATACACTAAGCATTTTGGTCGTGTTAAACCTCAACGTGATGATTTCTTTGTTCGTAACTTAAACGACGACTATGGATCATTTAACGCTGACTTTAATGCTGACTTAGCATGGGGTACACATAATCCTACTATTAATTTAGTTACTCCTGATGCTAAGGAGGATGAGGATTGGACTATGCCTGATAAGCCTTTAAACAGTACAGACGACGAGTCACCGTTCTAATGATTGCTGTTCGAAGTAGTGATGATTACCTACACACAGATGTCATACTTAGTAAAGTTACTGAGTATGACATTTTCAGGTATTATATCAGAGGGTTTAAAGAACTTAATAAAAAGTTCTGTAGTGAGTTAAGAGAAGACAACACTCCAACAGCTGCTATATATGTATGGAAGAACGCCTTATTATATAAGGACCACGGACATCCAGAGCATACCTTTAACTGCTTCAGATATATTCAGGCCGCATATACATGTGACTGGATTACTGCGCTACGTATGGTAGACAGAGATTTTGCTTTAGGTCTTTCTTATACTAAAGACGACGGATTATTTTCTATGGGAGCTCAGGGTGTTAAACAAAAACAGCCTGATCTTGTAGAGAAACTTACGCTTATACGTAAGAAACGTCGTAAGTGGAATAAGGAGGATAGAAAGTTTTGGTCTAAATATTATATAAGTAAAGATATTTTAGTTAAATTTGGCGTCGAACCTATAGATTATTATTGGGTCAACGAACATAGATTCAGCTGTAAAACAATCACTTACGCATATAAGTTTGGTCAAAGATTTAAAATCTACGCACCAGAAGAGACAGAGCGCAAATGGACAAGCAACGTTAAAGCAGTAGACACTCAAGGTTGGAAACAATTGCCTGATAAAGGTGATATAGTTATTCTAACATCTTCGTTAAAAGACATCATGACTCTATACTCTGCAGGGTATCCCGCAATTGCTATGCAAAGCGAGATGCAAATACCAGCAGAAAAAGTAATAGAGAGTCTTAAGGAAAGATTTGAGAAAATCTTGGTACTTTATGATAATGATTATGATAAAGCAACCAATCCAGGACAGATGATGGGAAATAAAATCTGTGATAAATATGGCCTAATAAATGTATGTATTCCTAGTAAGTATGAATCGAAAGATCCATCTGACCTAGTTAAAAATACAAGCATAGGTCTATTAAAGCAGATAATTAATGAACAAAGAGGAGATAGTTGAATTTTTAAAAGAACGTACAGGCTATTTGAAAAAAGGATCAGCCTGGTTAGCAAAGAAATTCGAAATACCAGAAACACTAGCGCATGAAGCGCGTCGAGAAGCACTAGGCATTTATTCTAATGACAATGTGCACAGCCCACAATTTCATGAACATTTAGCGGACAATGGCTTAACTATGTCAGATGTAAAATCTGTAAAGTTTTGGCAATCAGCTAATGGAGAGCAGAGATACTCTGTTGTAACTCAGAATCAGTGGCATCAGTTTAAGAATATGAAAGGAGAATTCATAGAGCTTATTAAAGAAGATGCCCCTAAGTTTGAGCCAATAAAGTATAATAAAATCTCTGAAGACCCTGTAATGTTAGAAATATCTTTACCAGATATACATTATGGTAAGATTACGGGAGAAGGACCTAAAAAGTTAACAGATGACTACTTAAAAGTACTAGAAACATTAATAGCTAGAACTTCAGGGTTTAATGTTGATAGGATACTTCTTCCTATTGGGAACGACGGTATGAATTCAGAAGGATTACGTAAGAGCACTACGGCAGGTACGCCTCAAGATGACTATATGGGATGGCGAGAGTCTTTCCGTGGTTATTGGCAACTAATGCAGCATGCTATTATATATCTTTCGAATATAGCACCAGTAGATGTAATTATAGTGCAAGGTAACCATGACTATGAACGTATGTTCTATGTTGGTGATCTGCTATATGCACGGTTTTCTAACAATCCAAATATTACAATAGATAATAGTTTAAATGAACGTAAATACTATCAGTATGGAACAAACATGATATTGCATTTTCATGGCGATAAAGTTAAATCGGATAAAATCCCTTTACTTATGGCTACGGAGCAACCAATCATGTGGAGCGAGACTACATTCCGAGAAGCACATTTAGGACATTACCATAAGGAAATGTTGAATGAGTTTATGGGAACTAAAGTCAGGTTTATTCCATCTATATGTGGTAATGACGAATGGCATAAGAATAAAGCTTATGTTGGCACTAAACGTGTAGGTCAGGTCCATATATGGAGTAAAGACAGAGGGTATGAAGGGAATTTCCAAACTAATATTGTAGAAAATGGCTTATAAAAGAAGACCAAAAGGTAAAGTAAAAGGCGCTAAGAAAAATGTATATAAAGGAATTCAATTTCAATCTCTTCTAGAGAAGCATATGTATAAAGCTCTTGATGATGAAGGTATTAAAGTTGATTACGAAAAACATACATTTACTGTATTCCCTGGAATGGTATACCCACAAGCATGTTATGAAGGAACAAAAGCTAAGCTGTGTAATAAAGGTAGTAAAATACGACCTATTACTTACACGCCTGACTTTGTTGATCCTAACGGTAAGTGGATTATTGAGACAAAAGGATACGCTAACGAGTCATTCCCTTTAAGATGGAAGTTGTTTAAGAAACATCTGAAAGAGAATAGCCTGACGTACGTTCTATTCATGCCTAGAAATAAGGCACAATGTATGGAAGTTTTAGAATTAGTACAACAATTATGAATTTAAGACAGAAAAAAGTAAATGCTCTCCAGCGAGGAGACATTATAGCCGTTGTTCAATACAACGGCTTTTCTTTTGCTATATTTTGGGGGTGGGAAGGTAATGGCTATACATCAAAAGATGGTCAAGATCGCAAAGCTTGGTATTATACAATACCTGAGTGGGATGAATCTTTAACTGATGTTAGAGAGTTTTTAGATATTATTATAGCAGGAAAAAATAGATTCTTTCCTGGTAATATATCTTATACAACTAACTATGCTGAAACAAAAGTATTACCCGTACCTAAAACCTATCTATCAGAATATCAACAAGAATATGTTAATTTATTAAATAACCAATTGAGATGAGTATAAAAACCATTGACACACAAATCAAAGGCTCTAAAGGGATCGAGAAAAAGATCAATGAAGGAGCAAAGCGAATGGTCTTTGACATTCTTCAATCAACACAGTACTCTATGCCAATTTTGAGTACCATTCGTGAGCTCACAACTAATGCTTGTGATTCACAGAGGGAAAAAGAGATAGCTATAGAAATATTGAGTGGAGAGAAGAAAGCAGAAGATTATTACATTACGCGCTCAGGCGCACAGTATGAAGACAGTAACTTTAATGCAGATTACTACAACGTTCTACATCTAGACAAGCATAAGAATAAGATAGATCTTACTTATACTGAAGGTGAAGGTGTAGGCTATTGTGATACATTTTCAGTAATGGATTACGGCGTAGGTATTGGTGCACGCAGACTAGAAGGTGTCCTAGAATTAGGATATTCTACTAAGCGCAACACATCAGAGAACTTTGGTGCATTTGGCTTAGGTGCTAAAGCAGCATTGTCTACCGGCGTTGATTTCTATACTATAGAAACTGTCTACAACGGAATGAGATTTAAATGTAATTGTTATAATTACAAGACTGATTTCATTATACCAGCTTTCAATGTAGAAGCAGGTAAACAAAACCCATTTGTTACATTCTCAGATGGTACTAAAGTATATTATGAAGAATCAGATTCTAAGAATTACACGGAAGTAAGCTTCAGAACTAAGAAACATAATAGACGTAAGTACAAGGAAGCTGTAGAAGAGCAACTAAATTACTTGAACAACGTTAACTTTACAATTGTAAAGGAAGGTGGTTATACAACTGAAATTAACTTTAAGAACGATGTAATTTACAGCTCAGATCATCTTGTTATCAGTGATGGCTATGCGTACTCTAAACCACATGTCCTTGTGGTAAAGAATCCGCAAGCTGAAACAGGTATTAACTATGGTCACATAGATTTTAGAGAGTTAGAAATGGAACAACTGTATGGCGCTATTGCATTTAAATGTCCTATGAGACAAGTTGTAGTAGATGACAACGGCGTAGAAACAGTTATACAAGAAGGTGTTGACGTAACTCC